ACAATTACTACTGCTGAAAGTGGTCTTGCTGGTGGTTACGTTATTCCTTACCAATTCTCTTATGAGTTGGAAAAGACAATGGCTTACTACGGCCCAATGCTTAATGTTTCTCGTATTATCACTACTCCACAGGCAGGTACTTTGTACTGGCCAAAGGTAAATGATACTTCAACGGCAGGAACATGGCATACTGAAGGCGGAGCGGTGACTGTACAGGACATGACCTTTACAAGAGAAACTTTCTCTGCTCACGTTTTAAACACACTTGTAAAAGTATCTGTAGAATGGGCAAATGACGAGTTTGGTTTATTAAACACAGAGTTACCTATTATGTTAGGTGAGCGTTTAGGTCGTGGCTTAAACACTGCATTTACAACTGGTGATGGTTCTGGCAAACCGACTGGATTTAGAGATGTAGCACCTTCCGGTGTTGAATCTGCCTCTACAGGTGCATTCACAGCTGCTAACTTAGTTGACCTTGTTCACTCTGTTGACATTGCGTACCGTAATTCACCATCTGCTGCATTCATGATGCATGACCAGATTTTAAGTGCGGTTAGAAAGTTAAACTTAGATACTAATAACACTACTTTGTTCCAGCCATCTCTTAGAGAGGGAACTCCGGATAGATTGTTAGGATACAATTTCTTCATTAATAATGATCTTCCATCTGCACAGGCTGCTGATGCAAAGATTATTTTCTTTGGAGATTGGTCTAAGTATATCATCCGCCAAGTAGCTAACAATGTCCTTGTGCCATTGCGTGAAAGGTTTATGGATGAAATGGAATTAGGATTCTTGATGTATACAAGATTTGATGGCAAGTTGATTCAGACTGCTGCAATCAAGCACTTGAAAAATCTTTAATCAATAGGGATAGTGAAGGGATAGGGAGGAATCTCTATCCCTCTTTAAAAATTAAAACATGGCTTGGAAAATAACTACGCAACCTGCTAACGAAATCTTTACGCTACAAGAGGTAAAGGATTATCTAAAAGTTGATGACTCAACTGAAGATACTCTTATCACTACTTTGTTGCAAAGTGCAAGGCAGGCAGCGGAGCGTTATTTGAATCAAGCGTTAATAACTCAAACAATTACAGAAAAATTAGATAGACTACAATTAAGTACAATCTATTTATCTGTATCTCCGGTAATATCTGTTACGTCTTTTCAATATGCAGATGGAGAAAATACTACACAAACATTTGCAGCTTCAAATTATGTTGTAGATACTTTTGAAAAACCTGCAAGGCTTTCATTAGCCTACGGTAAAACATGGCCCACATTGTACGGTAATATAAATGATGTTACCATTACTTATACGGCTGGTTATGGTTCTGATGCTTCTTCAGTTCCAGGGCAAATAAAGCAAGCTATTTTATTAATGATAACAGATGCGTATGATAATAGACAGGATTATGTCAAGAAATTACCTACAGCATCTGAATATTTATTAGACCAATATCGCGTACAACTTTTCTAATGAAGTACAACAAAAACGAAGTTACGGGCAAAATGAGGGATAGAATTATCCTTCAAAATGTTAACCGGTCACGGAGTTTAACTGGTTTTGCTTTAGAAAGTTGGGCAGATGTTGCAACTATTTGGGCATTTGCAGAAAGCAAGTTACCAGGCTCAAACGAGACAATTATAGAGGGTAAAAATACGGCAAAGAATATTTGTGATTTTACCATAAGATATATTTCTGCAATTACAGAAGAATCCAGAGTAGTATTTAAAAATAAGATTTATCAGGTTAAGAATATTAAAATTAGTCACGATAGAAGGTTTATTTCCTTCCAGGGCGTTTACTACGATAGTTATTCTACTGTTATTGGTTTACAACTTTGCTCCGCTTCTCTATTAGCACAAAGTAGCCTGTCGGCTGCCTTGATGCGTGTTATTAAATATCAAGCATCGTTAAACGCATTTGGCTCTGTTTCCGCTGACATTTCCTTTGTTCAAAAGGTTGCATCAAGTTTAAACACTTCATCTTCCTTGATTTCCAATTTGCAACTTGCAAAGAACGTTGAATCAAGTATAACGGCATCAAGTTTATTGAATAGTGATTTAAAAATTGCAAAGACTTTTGAATCTTCTTTAAATGCAAATGGCACATTGGTGTCCAACGCGACTATTGCAAAGATTTTAGCATCCTCACTCACTTCATCTAATTCCCTTGCGGCAAATGCCTTAGTATCAAAGTTAGCAAGTGCATCATTGACAGGGGCAGGGACAACGACGGCAGATTTGACGGTGAATGCTCCTTCGGCTTCATTGTTACTTGATTTATATCCAAATGCGGCAGCGGCTTATTCCTTGCGCAAGTTAAGGACGGCATACACGGGAAGTGCGGTAAGGGTGAGGAGGTCATCCGATAACACGGAACAAAATATTGGATTTATTGGCAATGACTTAGATACAACGGCACTGTTAGCATTTTGCGGTGCGGGTAATGGCTTTGTAACCACATGGTATGACCAAAGTGGGAGCGCACAAAATGCAACAATGTCAACTCAGGCAAATCAACCACAAATAGTAAGTAGTGGAGTTGTTCTAACGCAAAACGGAAAGCCTGCAGTTCAATACGATGGTACAAATGATGGATTAAACGCTACTATAGCAGGAATAAGCAATACAACAGCTTTATGTTTATTCTATGCATATTCGTCAAATTTAGCCGCAGCAGTTAATACTAATACTGCTTATTTGTGGGTTAATGGTGACTTTGCTACTACGCGTTTGCGAGTTCATTTCAGTTCAACAGGAATTATAGAAAATGAATATATGTGTTTTGATGTAAGAAAAACAGTTGGTGGATCTGAAAGAATTGGTTCATCAACTTATCGAAGGTCAGCAAATACTTTAGTTGTAGAAAATACATTTTTTTTAACAAATGGAACATCTTTTCAGCAAAATAATAATAATATAAGCTTAAATATACTTTCTGGTGCTTCAACATCAGAAAATTTAACGCCAAGTGCTTATAATACCTCTACAAAATTAAATATTGGATATGGTGAATTTGGTGTTTTTGCAAATCAAAAAATATCAGAATTTATAGTTTATTTATCAAACCAAACAACAAATAGGTCAAATATAAATGGAAACATAAACACACACTATGCAATCTATTAACGGCTACAAATATACCAATGAGGCTGATGCCTTGCACGCGCAGGACATTTGTCGAATAAACGAAGGCTTACCAAAGCCCAATGGAACAACCTTGCAGGCAGTTGACGTTCAATTTGCCTCATTAAATGAACCTCCCTTTTGGTACATTACCTTTTGCGACGAAAGTCAAATACTTGGCATTCCCGAAACGTTTGACGTTGTTCAACCAGATTTTAACCTTAACTAAAAATAAATATCATGGCTTTTTCAAATTATTTAGAAGACCAAATTACAGGGTGGATAAATGGCTCTACCTTTGCCACAGCTCCAACATCTACCTTTGTACAACTGTATTCACAAGACCCAACGGATGCAGGTTCCGCCACAGGTGCATTGTACACACGCATAGCCGTTGCAGCAGGTGGATGGACAAGGGGAACAGGTGGTAATGGTACATTGACCAACACTGGAGCGATTACTATTACATCAAGTGCAGCATCGGGCGCAACGGCTACTCACGTGGCAGTGTTTGATACAATCACAGGTGGAAATATGTTATTCGCGGGAGCACTAGCGTCAAGCAAGACAATTGCATCGGGAGATGAAGTTAAGTTTAACGCTACTGCATTAACTTTAACAGTAGCTTAAAAACATTTGTGCCCTGAAACATGGGCAGGATAAAAAATGTATCATGTTTATATCACAGGCAAAGTTAAATAGGCTTAAAAAAATGGAAGGCAGGACTAATAAAAAAGGTCAGCCTTTAGCTATATCTAATTTTGCAAATAGTGTTATAGAACTTGATAACATTATGCAGCAAATTACTATAAAAAAAAGGAAAGAGATAACGCAAGCCGCAGAGCCTATTGCATTAGCTGCTTATAGAAATCTTGTTCCTAAATCAAATAAGCCTCATAGATTTTATTTAAAAGGTAAAGGTTTAAAATATAACATAATGCCTGGTAACTTACAAAGATCTATACAAATAGTTAGTGATGTACAAAATTTTAAATACCTTACATCTGCTATTGGGCCATTGTATAAAGACGCTGGTAAAGGTGTTACATTAGGTAGTGATTCTAAAACAGATGGATTCTATGCTCACATGGTTTACGGAAACACTAAAGCATGGGTAAAAAGAGTTAAGAATAAAGCTGAAAGAGCAAGTCAAATGGCAGTAATAAGCAAGATGTCATCTGAAGCTATGGTTATGGCTAAACAATATCCGCGTAAATTTTGGGAAATATGATAGGTAAATTAATATATAGTAGATTATCCACAGATGGTGACATATTAGCGTATGTTGGTACAAAGATATATCCAGACATTGTTCCTCAAAATGTACAATATCCATTTGTAGTATATACTATTGTAAATAGCCTTCCAGTTGATTTTAAGGATGGTCAAAGTAACTTAGAGGAAATTACACTACAAGTAGATGTTTATACGCAAAACTACGACGATACGCAAGAGTTATCTAACCTTATTAGAAATAGATTAGATAGATTTGTTGGTACAGTTGAAGGTGTTGAGGTGCAGACTATTAAATATGTATCAAGTGATTCACAAGTGTTTAATGCTGAATTATCGGTATATTGGATGAGCATTGATTTTATGATAAATATGAAACGATGAAATTAAGACTTTTGAAAGAATGGAATGGAAAGGCACCTGGTAAAGTAGGTGTGTTTCTTTCAGAATATGGTGAGCAAATGATTAAGGATGGAATTGCAGAACTACTTGATGAATCTTTTGTCGTTGAAGAAATGCCGCAGAAAGAGGAAGTTCAGCAAGATCCAATCTACATTCCTATACCAGTGCCTAACTCATATTTTAGTGAGGAGGCAGATGAAGAGAGAATTATTAAACCGAAAAAAAATAAATAAACATGGCAACTACTGGCATTATTAATGGTACGTTGATGCGCCTATACAAAGATTCAACTGCGATAGGTTACGCAACATCCTGCCAAATGAACATCTCCGCAGCCATGCGTGAAATCTTGACAAAGGATTCCGCAGCTGGAGGATGGAGAGAGGTAAAGAAAGGTCAGCTTTCCGGCACATTGTCCACAGAAGCATTGTATGCGGGCCCTGGCGATTCATCTACCAACTACCTATTTGATGATCTGTTTACCGATTTAATATCTGGTACTGCATTGACCATTAAATTTACCACAGATGTACAAGGTGACAATGTCTTTACAATGAGTGCTATCTGTACATCATTAGACTTGAACGCTGGTGTAGAAGAAAATACAAGCTATTCAGCATCCTTTGAGGTGACTGGTGCAATTACAAAGACAGTTAAAGCATAATTTTAAAATCCTAACACATGAAAACAATAACAATCGCCAACACATCCATACCGATTAAATTTGGTATGTATGTGTTAGGTACATTTCTAAGGGAGAGGAAACTTAAATTAAGTGACCTTTCCCTTTTAGGAGAAGATCTCTTACTTGCCCTTGAACTTGCCTTTACCGGTGTCGAGCATGGATACAAAGCAAAGGGAGAAAAATGCCCTTACACTTTACAATCATTCTGCGACTTGGTAGATACAGACATGGGAGGTATAACTCGCATCATGGAAATGATTTCAAATGAGATTTCACCTCCAGAAGATGAGAGCCAAAAAAACGTAGTAGCGAAGGCGGAGAGCTCACCCTTGAACACATCGAGCGTTTTTGTTTCGGAGTTTTAAGATTTCCTCCTTCGCAATATTACGACATGAGTTTTAAAGAGGTTGTTATAGCTATGCAAGGTTATAACAATCAATTTGAACAACAGGAGCAAACACAGTGGGAACGAATCAGATGGCAAACTACACTTTTACTAAATGTCCATACGGCAAAAGGAAAAAGTTTAAAGCCTAAAGATTTGATTGAGTTTCCATGGGAGAATCCGACAAAAAAAGAAACTAACAGAAGTTTGACAAATAACGACAAGTCAATATTTGACAAATGGGATAAAGAAGCATAATGGCAATAGGTAAACTACTTTTAAAACTTGGCATTGATACTACTAACCTTGATAAAGAGTTAGGTAAAGTAGAAAAGTCTATGTCTAAGTTTGGACAAAATATGTCTAATCTTGGCTCTACCTTAACCCAGTCATTGACATTACCTATTATCGGTGTTGGTGCAGCTGCTCTTAAATCCTTTGCCGACATGGAAAAGTTGGAGAATGGATTAATAGCTATTATGGGAAGTAGTGAAGGAGCTGCCGTAGAATTAGAAAAACTCCGCAAAGTTGCCGAAAATCCAGGTCTTGCCCTTCCCGAAGTTGTTAAGGCCTCTGCCTCTTTACAAAGTGTAGGGATGAATGCCGATGCTGCTCGTGAAACTATAGCACAATTTGGTAATGCCGTAGCAAGGGCAGGCGGTGGCGCAGAACAATTTGATGGAGTAGTATTAGCACTATCACAGATAAGCGCGGTAGGTAAGGTAACGCAGGAAGATTTAAATCAAATTAAAGAAAGGTTGCCAGAGTTTGCGAGGGTAATGAAAGAAGAATTTGGCGTAGTGACTGCCGAAGGAATCAGAGAATTGGGAATAAGTAGCGAGGAATTTATAAAAAGAAGTGTTGGTGCTTTAGGTAATTTAGAAAGGGCAAATGGAGGATTAGCTAATACCTTTGATAATTTAAAAGACAATGTTAGTGCATCATTAGCAGAACTTGGTAAAGCAATAAATGAAACATTAAATTTAGAGGCAGTTGCAGCAGCATTAAGTACAGGATTGCAAAGATTAGTAGATGGTTTTAAGTCACTTAATCCGGAGACGCAAGGCTTTATTGTTAAGGCTGGTTTATTAGTCGCAGCATTGGGCCCTGCGATTTTCATAGTAGGAAAATTAATATCTACTTTTAGTGCATTGATTGGTACTACTCGTTTAATAATGACTACGGTAAAAAACCTATCTACAGTTATATCCGGTGCCTTTGCAAAAATACTTGCTAATCCTGCTATTCTTGGTGTTACTTTAGCTATTGCTCAAGTCAAACTAGAATTAGGTTCTGATGTAGCAGATTATGTGTACGAATATCCAGAAACTGTACTAGAAAAATGCAAACCGTACTATTTTAGAACATACGATTGGGATCAATCAACAGGATATACTGGTACATCTAGATTAAACGAACAATATTTGCCGTTAGGTAATTTGTTATCTCAAGATATTTACGATGTAGCATTCTCGGTAGAAATGGTTCAAACTCCAACAGTAACCTTGTATTCACCAACCGGAGAACCAAATGAAGCTTATAACGTAACCAAAAAAGCAGATATGAGATATCCAAGATGTGAAGGATGACCAATACACGTAAATCTGCCGTGGGACACCAGCACGGTGAGAACATCATCACCTTCAGGTAATATTACGGTTCCAAATACAACTAAAAATGGAATGCAATTAAAAATTAATAATGGAGCAACCCATTTAGACGTTTTGAAGTTCCATTACGTTGCAGATGCAGATATAAAGATCAAGACACTATAAAGGATAATTTAAATGCCATCTTGTAGATCAACTAGCAATCAAAACACCAGAGTATTTGAACCACACGTAATTTTACAACAAGATACAACTCGTCTAGCAATAACACTGGAATCTGGACAAGGATACACACTAACTGCTGGTCTTACAGCAGGAGACGTTATACGTTACGATCCTATAGATTTAAGTTATAAAAAATCTAAAGCAGACACAGAAATTAATGCTGAAGTTTTAGGTGTAATTGAAACTGGAAAACAAGCACCATATACTGTTGTTGTTTACGGTTCTATTAGATATCCACAAGAAAAAATAAACTTGATAACAGACGGAGCAGATGGTGGTATTGACATACTTTTCTTGGATGATCAGGTTGCAGGAGGATTGACTGGTACTATAGATCTTACTCAAGGAGTGAAAATAGTAAAACCGGTTATGCAACTAGCTCCACATGGCACGTATAACGGAATTATCACTAATTATATTGGATATAAAACAGGAAGTGCTCCAAGTGGTTCTGCAAGTCTTGCCCCACCTACCGGTGGAGTTA